AGCTCGCCGCGGAGATCCTCGCGGCGCGCACCGACGACGCGCGCACGCTCGCCGCCGAAGCCGCGGCCCGCGGGGCGGCGTTCCGGGAGCGCGAGGCGCGCAACGAGGCGGCGATGCTGCGGGCGCAGGTCGACGCGCTGACGGCGGAGGTCGCGCGGTCGGCGGAGGCGATGCGCCGACAGGCGGCCGCGGTGCGGACGCTCGACGCGGGCCGTGCGGAGCGCGACGCCTATGAGCAGCGCACGTTGCGGTCCCTCGCAGGCGTCGCCCGTGCGGCGCTGCTCGCGGAACTCGACGAAGCCCGCCGCGAGCGTGACGACTGGAACGCCCGCGCGACGGCGCTGGAGAGCGAGCGGGACGCGCTGACGGCGCGGGTGGTCGACGCCGAGGGCGAGGCCGCGCGGCGGACGACGGAGGTCGTGGCGATCGGCGCGGCGCTCGGGCGCGAGGGGGCGACGGCGGGGGAGTGCGTGGCGCTGATCGGGCTGATCGGACGCACCTGCGCGCGGCTGACCGACGAGCGCAACGAGGCGGTGCGGGCGCTCGCCGAAGAGCGGCGCATGTGGACGCGGCCGACGATGGAGCCGCACCCGTGACCCCGCGGGACGCATGGCGCTGCGCCGGGTGGGCTGCGCGGCTCGCGGCATGGTCGCTGCTGACGCAGCACGGCGTGAGCGAGGCGACCGCCACGCAGCGGACGGGCGTGCGCCCGGTGCGCGGACACTGGCGGCGGGACGCGGCGCGGCTGGCGTTCGACGACGGCCCATCGCTGCGGGTCGTGGTCGTGGCGGAGTGGGTGGTCGCGGGGCCGACGGTGTTCGCGGCGGGCGACGGGTGCGTGTGGGTGCTGAGCACGGAGAGCGAGGGGCGATGACGCAGGGCGATGACAGCGGGCGGGAGAGCAGCGTGCGGGTGCGGGCGACGGTGGGGGAGGGGCGGTTCGCGGCGATGCTGCGGGCGTTGGCGCCGGCGCAGGTGCTGAGCGGCGACCTGCGGAGCGTCGACAACGGCCGCGACGGGAGCGGGGGGCTGCGGGAGGTGACGGCGGTGGAGCGCGCCATCGACCGGGGCGAGGGAGCGCGCGGGCGCAGCGCGTGGCAGCGCGTGAGCATCGCGCGGGGCGAGGGCCGGCGCGTGCTCGGGTGGCTCATCACCTACGCGCGGGTGGGCGACCTCGAGAGCCTGGCGGTGCTGTACGCCGCCAACGCCGCCCCGGTGGCGCTGCTCGCCCGGCGCGACCTCGCGGCGACCGCCCGCGACGCGGCTGCGGCAGCGGGCGCTCGCGCGACCACGGCGCACAACGCCGCCAAGCGCATCGCGCAGAGCCGCGCCCCGCAGGCCGTGGCGGACCTGATCGTCGCGAAGCTCGCCAGCGACCGGGCGGCCGGGCGGCTCGCGTCGTGCGCCGCCGAGGTGGCGCGGGTCGACGCCGAGCTGCGCGCGTGGGGGCTCGCGGCGATGGGCGCCGCGGTCGAGGCGTGGGAGGATGCGGGGGAGGAGTGCGCAGCGTGACCTACCGGGAAGCGAGTCTCTACGATCAGGCCGTCGCGTCCATCGCGAACGCGTTGCGAGCGAGCGGCGCGGGGAACGAGTCCAGCGGGCCGAACGGACGGGCCGCGACGTGGTCGCGCAACGGCTGGCTGCTGATGCTGATCGCGAAGCCCGACCGCACCGCGCTCTACGCGACCGGCCCGCGCGGCTGCATCGCGTGGTGCATCGGCGGCACACCAGCGACCGACGACCGAGTGGCGCCGCTGCACGCGGCCGTGAGCGAGATGCGCTCGGTGATGGGAGGTGCAGCGTGAGCGACGATCGATGGGACTGGCGATCCGAGGCGTTGGACCTGCGCGAAAAGATCGCGGGCTACCGCCGTGCCTCCGTGGAATTCGAGCGGCGATGGCGCGACCTCGTGATCCTCGACCAGAAGCGCCAGGCGGAGGTGCGCGAACTCCTCGCGAGCGCCTACCGTGACCCCGCGGGGGAGGTGGCGCGGCAGGTCGAGCGCATCGCGCAGTCCCGGGCGTCCGAGGAGCGGCTCGCGGCTCGCCTCGCCGAGATGACGGCGCGCTACGCATCGACGGTGGAGCAGATGGTGGCAGACAGCCGTGCCATCGGGTGCGAACGACCCGGGCACCCCAACTTTCGCGACCCGCCGCGCCCCGGGGCGATCTCGCGCGATCGGGTGGTCGTGCTCCCTGATGGGCGCTACCGAGCCGCGCACTGGCTCTGGCGCGCGGGCGACGACGCCCCAGAGTGGTGCGTGTCGACGTGGACAGGGCCCCTGTCGCACGGCGAGACGCCGGCCACGCTCGCCGAGGACGTCTGCGTTGCATCGCGGGCCGAGTGCGAGGCGCTGCTCGCAGAGGGGGAGCCGCTGTGAGCGAGGATCTACAGGCAGAGGTCGAGCGGCTGCGGGCGGAGCTCGCGCTGTGGCAGAAGGTTGCGGAGGTCGCGTCGTGGGCGCTGCGCCTGTCGAAGCTGCGCCGGGTCGCCGTCCCCTACGACCGCGAGCCCGTCCACGGCGAGGAGTCCGGCTGGCGCACGGTGCGACTGCCCGACGGCCGCAACCGCGTCGGCCGCTGGCGCTGGGCCGATAGCTGGGCGGCGCCGCGGTGGGAGGTGCGGACGTGGCGCGGCGAGGTGTCGAGCAGCCTCCTGCCGGAGACGCACCGCGAGTACCGCACGGGCCTGACGCGCGAAGAGGCCGACGCGCTGCTCGCTGAGGGCGAGTTGAGACATGACCTTGAATGACCGGCCCCGTCGTTCGCGGCATCCGCGGCTCGTGGCCATCGACGCCGAGACGCACGCCCGCATGACCGCGCCCTCGGACTTCCTGGCGTTGCAGATCAGCGGGCGCATCGGCGCGTCGCTCACGCGGGGCCGCGTGGAGGTGCCGCACGCGATCTTTCGTGAGTATGCCGTCGTCTTCGAGGCGCACCGCCGGATGGACTGGCGCGACCGCGTCATCGCGCAGCTTCGCGGCCCGGCGTTCGTCACCGTCGGCGTGCTGACGGAGCGCGCCTGGCGGGAGGGACGGCTGCGGTGAGTGCGGGCCTACAGGCGATCCTCGACGGCTCACCCAACGCGCCGAGCCCCGAAGAGCTGCGCGCCTTTGCGGCGCTGCGGCCGGGCGATCCGACGCGCTACCGCTACCACTGGCGGTGCGTCGTCACCCTGCGCGGGCACCTCACCTACCACGACGGCATGAGCGCGCTCGACGTCGAGGCGCTCCGCATCCCCGCAGGTGCCACCGCCCGATGGTGGGCGCTCGGCCCCGACGGCGCCCCGGTCGCACGCCCCGCCCTCCCGGGCGCCCCGCCGCGCTGCCCTGCGTGCGGCTACGGTGACGACCACTGCGACACGGCGGGCGGCGGGCTCGCCTGCGGGCGCTGCCTCGCGACGATCCGCGTGGGGCCGGCGTGAGCGACGGCCCCGACGTGACGGAGAGCGGCGTCCGCGGACGGTCGTGGCCGTCGGATGAGCACCACGCGGACGTGCACGCGGCTCCGCGCCGAGACCGAAGCGCGGGACCTCTGCGGGGAGCGCATGTACCCGGGCGAGTGGCGGGAGTGGCGGCGCCCCCGACGGATCGCGGCCGACGTCAAATAGCGCCGCCCTCGCACATCGCCCTACACGCGCGCAGCCCGCGGGATTCGCTCGCCGCACTCTGCGCTTGACCGCGATTCGCGCGCGTGCCGTTCTGGCCTTCGCGCGCCCGGGACGTGCTCGCCGCCTGCTGGGGCGGCTCCGCCCGCGGCCCGTCGCCCGATGCTCGCGCGTCGCCCCGCGGTGGCGTAGGGTCGCGGGATGGCACTCCCCTCTCCCGCGGTGCTGGCAGCGCGCGCCAACCTGACGCGCATGGGGCTCCTCTGCGCCGAAGGGCTCGCGGCCCTCGCGGCAGGCGACGGCGTCACGGTTGGCGCGCGGTTCATCGAGAGCCGGGCGCTGATGGACGCATGGGAGCGCGCCGAGGGGGCGGGCGCAGTCGTCGGGTGGCTCATCGCCCGAGGCAGGCGCCCGCGGACGATTCGCCCGCGGGGTGCTTGACGGCGACCATCTCCGTTCGGCACCCTCCCCACAGCGCCACAGGTGCGCCCGGCAGCGGGCATCGCACGACGGCGCGACACACGACATGGTGCGCACCTACACCGCCCGCGAGCTCGCGGAAGCGACGGGCCTCGGCTACGACGCCGCCCGGGCGTTGATCGTCGCAAACCGCGGGACGGAGCACGTCACCCGCGTGCGGCGGCCGATCGGCAGCGGGGCGACGCGCGAGGTTGAGGCGTGGGTGCATCGCACGGATGAGGCCGACGCGGGCGACTGCGACGGGGCGGGAGCGATGGCGGCGTGAGCGTGGGGCACGAGGACGAGGGCGCGGCGAGCGACGAAGCGTCACCAGTCGTCAGCGCGCGTGCGCCCGCGGTCCGCATCCCGCCGGAGCGACTCGACGCGATCGAGACCCGCCTCCTGCGCGCCGAAGCGCCCGCCGACTTCGTGCCCGACCTCGCCGCCGAGTGGGGCCGATCGCAGCGCCGGGTGTGGGACTACGTCGCCCGCGTGCGCAAGCGCCTCGCGGAGCGCGCAGCCGCCGCCGAGGTCGACCCGAAGGCTGACGCCGAGATCGTGCGCGGCATGGCGCTCGACGCCTTCCGCACGGCGCGGGCCGGCGGCGAGAAGGGCCCCGACGCAAAGGGCATGGTCGCCGCGACGAAGCTCTACGCCGAGATCACCGGGGCGCTCGCCCCCAAGCGGCTCGACCTCACCAGCAAGGGCGAGAAGGTCGGGGCGATGAGCGACGACGAACTTGCAGCCCGCATCGCAGAGCTCGAGCGCGGCGGCTGAACTCCGCGCGCTGCGACTGGAGAAGCTGCGGCGGCTCGAGGTCCGCGCCGAGATCCGCGCCGAACGCCTCGGCGACTTCATCCCCCGCACCACCCCCCGGTGGTCGCGGCCCGACCACCTCGCGAAGCTGCTCGACCTGCTCGAACGCATCGCGCGGGGCGAGCGGGTCTACGCCTGCGTCAGCGTGCCCCCGCGGCACGGCAAGACGGAGACGCTGCTCCACGCGATCGCGTGGCTCCTGCGCCGGGCGCCGGCCGACACCCTCGCCTACGTCTCCTACGCCGCGAAGGTGGCCGAGTCGAAAAGCGACCTCGCCCGCGGCTACGCCCGGAACGCCGGGGTGGTGCTGCGCGAAGATCGCGGGGCGCTGGCCGAGTGGCGCACCCCTGATGGCGGCGGCGTGCTGGCCACGGGCATCGGCGGGCCGCTCACCTCGCAGGGCTGCCGCGTCGCGATCGTCGACGACCCCTTCAAGAATCGCCAGGACGCCGAGAGCGCCCTGATCCGTCAGCGCGCGTGGGACTGGTTCACCTCGACGCTCTGGACCCGCATTGAGCCGGGCGGCTCCTGCATCGTCTGTCACACCCGGTGGCACGAAGACGACCTGATCGGCCGCCTCACCCGGGGCGGCGAGATGCCCGGGGTGACGTGGGAGGTGGTCAACCTCCCCGCGGTCACGGTCGACGCCGAGGGCGACGAGCACGCGCTCTGGCCCGAGCGGTGGCCGTTGTCCGAGCTCGCGGTGAAGCGGGCGGCCAACGAATACGACTGGGCCTCGCTCTTCCAGGGCCAGCCCCGGGCGCGCGGCGGCGAGGTGTTCCGCGCCCCCGCCCGCTACGTCGACCCGATGCTGGCCGGCGCCCGCAAGGTGCTGGCCGTCGACCCCGCCGGCACCGAGAGCACACGCTCTGACTGGACCGTGGCCGTGGCCCTCGCGGTGCGCGGCAGCGGCGTCACCCTCGCAGCGGACGTGGTCGACGTGCTGCGCCTGCGGGCGGAGACCGGCACCGCCGCCGCGGAGCTCGCGCGCTTCCAACAACGGCACGGCGGCGCGCCGCTCCACATCGAAGCGTCGCGCGACGGCAAGGCCATCGCCCGGACGCTCCGCCAGATCAACCCGCGGCTGCTCCTGACGGAGACCCCCGCCCGCGGCGACAAGTTCGTGCGCTCGCAGCCCGTCGCCACCGCCTGGAATGAGGGCCGCGTGCGCGTCCCGTCGAGCGGCACGGCGCACCCGTGGGTGGGCCCGTTCCTCGAGACGGTGCTGCGCTTCACCGGCGTGAGCGACGCGCACGACGACGACGTCGACGCCCTCGCCTACGCCTGGAACGCGGCCTCTTCGGGCGGTGGCTACGCCTCCGCCAGCGTCTACTGACTCACCCCCACCCCTGATGCTCGACGCCCCCAACAGCCCGCCGCTCCTGATCGAGCGCATGGCGACGCACGACCCGCGCAAGCTGCGCGACGCGCTCGCCAAGTACAACGACACCGCGACCGACGCCGCGCGCTACTGGCAGATCGAGCGCGACGCCTACGAGGGCACCGGCGGGTTCGCCTGCTCCGTCCGCGCCGCAACCACCTCGGCGCGCGCCTCGGGCGACTTCGACGGCGGCTCCCTCGCCGTCGGGCGCAGCACCTACCTGACGCGCTTCTCCCGCGAGTCCGTCGCGCACTTCACCGCGCGGGCCGACCGCAGCGCGTACACGAACCACATTGCCCCGATCATCGACACGTACCATGGGCACCTCGCCCGCCGCCGGCCGAAGCGGGAGACCACCGACGCCGCAACGAAGCTGTGGCTCGCCGACGTCGATGGCCACGGGCACGAGATGGGCGAGTGGCTCTCCCCGGTGATGCAGCGGGCGCAGCTCTTCGGCTGGCGCGCGGTGCTCGTCGACCGCACGGGCGACCTGGCCGACGGCACGCTGCGGACGGTGGTGCGCGACCTCGAGCCCGAGGAGGTGCGCGACTGGCAGGTCGGCGCCGACGGCTCGCTCGACTGGGTGCGCCTCGGCTCGACGTGGTGCGAGCGCGACCCTGCGACGGGCGCCGACACCGTCGTCGAGGCGTTCACCACCTGGACCCGCACGGAGTGGGCGAAGGTGCGCTTTGTCCGCCCCGCCGACGCCGCCGATCAGTGGACCGTCGACCTCGCGATCGGCGAGTCGCACGACCTCGGCCGCGTCCCAGTCGCCGTGCTGCGGTGGCAGCCGAGCGTGAAGCCGCGGCAGATCTACGGCGTGTCGCAGATCGCGGCCGTGCTGCCCCTCGCACTCGCGCTGTTCAACAACGAGTCGGAGTACGCCGACCACCTCGCCAATCAGAACTTCGCCTTCCTTGCCATCCAGGGCACGGCCACCGACCTCGCCGACCTCAAGCTCGGCACCAACGACGGTATGGCGTACCCGGTCGGCAGCGCCGCCCCGCAGTACATCGCGCCGCCCTCCGACGTGGCGATGCAGTACGCCCTCCGCGCGGAGCAACTCGTGCGGTCGATCTACGCCGCCGCCCGTCTGGAGCGCCCCAGCGCCGAGGCGTCGGGCGGTGATGCGGCGTCGGGCGTCGCGAAGGCCTACGAGTTCGCGGCGACCGACGCGGCGTTGCAGTCGTTCGCCCGGGCGCTGACGGCGTTCGAGTACGAGTTGATCGACCTCGTGGCGCGGTGGGCCGGCGACACAGAAGGCCGCGCGGTCGCCGCCGCGAAGATCGAATGGCCGCAGCGGTTCGACGCGCGCGGCATCGCGGACGACCTCGGCGCGCTGTTCGCGGTGCTCGACGAGAAGGTGCGCCCGCTCATGCCGCCCACCGCGATCCGCATGGCCGTCGCCGGCATCGTCGCCACGGTGTTTCCCGAGGCGACCGCCGAGGACGTCGCGGCGTACACCGCGGAGATCGAGGCCACGCCTGACACCGCCGACCCCGGCGCCGCCGCCGACGCTGCGGTCAACGACGCCCTCGGCGCGCTCCCCGCCGCCGCGCCCGGCGACCTGACCGCCACCCCCTGACGCGCGCGGCATCCCGCCGCGACGCCGCTCGACCACCGCGCGCACCCGACGCACCCGCCAGGGACCGCGCGCACCACAGCCCCCGCGACCATGCGCGGAGGGACGGAGACCACCATGGCGATCGACGACCCCACCGACCCGCCGGTTGCGGGAGCATCCACGGACCCCTCTTCCAGCGCCACCACCGAGGCGAAGCTCTACACGAAGAGCGAGCACACGGCGACGATCCAGCGCGAGACCGCGAAGGAGCGCGCCGCCCGCCTCGACGTCGAGCGGCAGCGCGACGAGCTCGCCGCCAAGCTCTCGGAGTACGAGACGAAGGCGCGCGAGGCCGAGGAGGCGAAGCTCTCCGCGGCGCAGCGCGCGGAGCTCGAGCGCAAGCGCGCGGTCGACGCCCTCACCGCCGAGCGTGAGACGTGGAAGGCGACCGCCGAGAAGGAGCGCACGCTCCGCCACGGCGCGCTGACCACCGAGGCCTCGACGCGGCTCGTCGCGTCGGTCTCCGCGGGCTTCTCGCACCCGGAGCTGACGAAGGACGCCGCTCGCGCCGTGCGCGAGCACGTCGTCGTGCAGGCGGACGCGCAGGGCAACGACGCGGTCGTGTGGCAGCACGCGCCCGGCGACACGGTGCCGCTGGAAGAGGGGTTCAAGGCCTTCATCGACGCGGGCTCGTTGGCGCGGTTCAACCGCATCGCCACGGGCTCGGGCGCACAGCACGGCGCTGGCGCCGCAGGGGGCCGCGCGACGTTCGCCGGCCTCACCCCCACCGACAAGATCGCCGCGGGCCTCGCCGCGCTCAAGCGCAAGTAGCCCCGGCCCCACCAGCGCCCGCGTAGCGGCGCGCACGGAGTTTCATCATGGCCACCGTCCTCTCCCTCGTCGAGCTCCTCAAGGGCTCCAGCGATCCTGTGCTCTCGGGCGTCGCCGAGAACATCATCACCGTCGACCAGCTCACCGCGCAGATGCCGTTCCGGTCGATCGGCCTCGCCGATCACCTGACGTGGCGCCGCGAGAAGGCGCTCCCCGTCGTCTCGAAGATCGCCAGCGGCGACAACATCACCAGCACCAACGCGCTCGCGTTCGACCGCGTCACGGCGTACCTGCGCCGCTTCGTGGTCGACCAGGACATCGACAACCTCGACGCGGGCGCGTCGGGGGGCATGGCGGGCGCGAAGGCCGAGGCCATCAGCAAGGCGTCGAAGTCCCTCGGCCGCGCCTACGGCGACGACGTCATCACGGGCGCCCCGGCCTGGACCGTCACCGTCAACGACTACGGCGCCTCGGGCGCGACGTCGAACACGCTCGTCATCGGCCCGGGGCAGGATCCGCGCCTCGGCAACGCGCAGATCCGCTACGTCCACTCGGGCACCACGGTCGCCTACAAGGCGCCCGGGGACTCCGACTTCGGCGCGGCCGTCACCTACAGCGCGGGCGTGCGGGCGTACTCGCAGAACCCGAACAAGTGGATCGACATCACCCTCGCGACGCTGTCGGCCAACGGCATCGTGACGCTGTCGTTCGTCGCCAACACCAACGAGATCGACGGCATCCAGCGCCTGCTCGCGAGCGCGCAGACGATCAGCTCGAGCAGCAACGGAGACGCGATCACCCTCGCGACGCTCGACCAGCTCGCCGACCTCGTCACCGACACCAACGGGGTCAAGGCGTACCTGATGAACTCCCGCACCCGGCGCGCCGTGATGGCGCTGACCCGCGGCAGCGGCGGCACCACCATGGGCGAGACCATGGCGATGCAGTTCGGCACGGGGCAGGCGCAGATGGTGCCCGCCTACAACGGCATCCCGATCCTGCGATCGGACTTCATCCCGATCACCGACACGCAGGGCAACATCTCGACCGCGACCAAGGTCTACTGCGCGACCCTCGGCGCGGAGGGCGGGCTCTGCGGCATCTACTCGGAGGCCGGCATGGACGACAACGACGGCGAGATCATCGCCTCGGGCATGAACGGCATCCAGGTCGTGAACCTCGGCACGGTGCAGAACGCCGACGCCAAGCGCGTGCGCGTCAAGGCGTACTGGGGCCTCGCGAGCAAGACCGAGAAGGGCCTCGCGGCCGCCGCCGGGATCAGCAACTGATGCCCGTCTCGGAGGCATGGCGCGACGCGCCCCGCTCCCTGCGGCGCGCCGCCTACCGCGGGCACTTCTCCGACTACCTCGGCGGCGTGCTCTTCGTGGCCGGTGTCGCGCAGTCGGGGATGCCCGAGGCGATGCTCGCGCGCCTCCGGGGCAACGGCATCCCCCTCGACGACGTCGGTCCGTGGGAGGACACCCCTCCCGCGCCCGTCGCCGCAGACCTCGCGGCGCTCCCCACGGAGCCCGCACCCGATGACGCGCCGGGGGTGTCGGTCGCCCATCCGGCTCCCCCGGCGCCGTCAGCCTCTCCCCCGCCCCGCATCCCCTACAACGCCCCGCCCCTCGACGCCCGCCGGCGCCGCTGACGCCCCCACGCCCGACCCGCACCCCGCGGGTCGGCGCCCTCGATCGGCCCCGCCGCGGGCCGCTGGAGCGCGCCGACCCCTCCGTCGACAGGAGACACCGTGACCACCAGCACCGACGCGCAGCTCCGCACGCGGACGCACCTCGCCGACGAGGCGTTGGCCGCGGTCAACGTGGCGCGCACGCGCCGATCGGCCACGGCCGCGACGTTCACCGAGTACCGCGACGAGGCCTATCGGCTGATCCTGATCGCGCTGCGCTCGCGAGAGCCCGCGATCCTTCCCGCCGACATCACCCGCCCCGACGACCTGATCGACGCCGAGTGCGCGCTCCTGTGCGTGCTGCTGTTCACGGCCGCGTCGTCGAAGCCCGACGACGTCTTCGCCCTCGCCGCCGCCGAGTGGCGCGCGCGCTACGACCGCGCCCTCGCTGCCGCCTCTCCCATCGACGGCGTGCGCGGCGTCGGGCGCTCCTTCGCGTGGAGCCGGGCGTAATGCCCGCGCTCGTCTCCCCGCTGCGCGCCTGGCTCGCCGCGCTCCTCGCCGACGAGAGCGGCGTTCTGCGCGCCGACCGCTTCCCCGTCGACCTCGGCGGCGTCGCCTACCCGCTCATCAACGAGGATCGGACCTGCGAGGTGCGGTACGTCAGCGGCGACCTGCGCCCCTTCGCCGGGTCGTGCCGTCGCGCGGTGCTCGGCTTCGCCGTGCGCGTCGCGTACCGCTTCGCCACCGAGCCGACGATGGTCACGGCCACCGACGGCGATGCGCTCGTGTCGACCGCGGAGGATCGGTGCGCCGACGACGCCGCCGCCATCCGGGAGACGTGCCTCGACGCCTCGCTCTACGAGACCATCCCCGCGGGGTGGACGATCATTCAGATGACCCCCGGCACGCACACGATCGAGCAGGGTGAGGGCGTCGTCATCGGCACGCTGCCGGTCGTGATGGTCGCGTCGTACAACCCCGCCAACGTCACCGTGGGCGCGGCGCTGGGCTGACGTGGGCTTCTCCCCTCGCTTCCCCGGGCGTCAGGACTTCGCCCCGCTCGTGCGCGCCGCCGCGCTGCTCAGCTCGACGCTCAACAGCTACAACACCCGCTGGGCCGTCACCGTCACGCTGCCCGATCGTGTGCGCACGGCGCCCCCGACGCTGCGCCCGCGCAAGGGACCGACGCCCGCGCAGCCCACGGTCGCGGCCGTCATCGGGCACTTCCTGCGCTCGCGCGACATGCTCCAGCTCGACCAGGGCGACGTCGACGCCATCGGGCAGACGATCATGGATGGCATCGTCGCCGACGTCGCCGCGGGCAAGAACCTGCCGCCCGTGCTCGTGCTCATGACGCGCTTCGCCACGCTCGCCAAGGGCCTATGGGTGCACCGCTGGGAGCGCGGGGGCGACGGGCTCCCGCTCGCGCCGCTGTCGCAGAAGTGGGTGTCGTACAAGCGCCGCCTCGGCAAGCCCGCGGCCATCGGCCAGTTCACCGGGCAGTCGTTGAAGGCGCTGAAGAGCGCCCGCGTGTTCGCCAAGAAGCTCTGACCCGGAGGCCCGCCCATGCCCCTCGACCCGCTCGCCTCGCCGCGCCACATCGCTGCGGAACTCCGCCGCATGGCCGATGCGCTCGACCCCGAGGGCGCGCGCCCCGTGGTGGTGAACCACTACCACGCGCCCGCCGTCGGCACCCTGAGCGCCGAGGCCACAGAGCGCCTGGCGCGGCTCGACGCCGAGGCCGCCCGCGACCCTCGCGCCCCCTGACCTCCCGCGCCGCCTGGCGCCGCCTCGCTCCACCCCACAGCCCCACCGCGGCGCCGCGCGCCGAAGGACACCGCCCATGGTTGCCATGCTCACCCGCGACATCGTCGTTCTCGTCGGCGAAGAGACCACCAGCGGCACGACCGCCACGAACATGCGCCCGTTGCGGATCGAGGGCGCCGCGATGCCGCTGGCCGAGCTCGCGCGGGAGATGCTCCCCAACGAGCGGAGCAGCATCTACCAGCACGACAACGCCGCGATGGTGCAGGGCCTCGAACGCCGCGCCCCGGTGAAGATCCCCATGACGCTCAAGTACGCGCCGTCGCAGCTCAACAGCGCGTCGAGCGCGCCCACGGCCACCACGTCGTCGACCGCGCTCTCTCAGGAGGTGCTGCTCAAGCACTGGCTCGGGGGCCGCGTCGCCTCGCAGGGGTCGGCCGTCGCCGGGTCGAGCAGCACCACCTCCACGGTCGACGTGACCACGGGCCACGGCTCGCGCTTCACCGTCGGGCAGATGGTCGTGGTGTACGTCGCGGGCGTGCCGAATCTCCGCAAGGTCACGGCCATCGCGACCGACACCCTGACCGTGTGGCCGAACCTCTCCGCCGCCCCCGCCGCCGCGCAGCTCGTGCTCGGGTCGCGCACCTACTACCGCGCCGAGGCGATGACCTCGACGCTCACCGTCGAGGCCGCCAACGTCGAGAGTGGCACCCCCGCGGCACAGCAGCGCGGGCGCATGGTGCGCGGGCAGTGCGCGATGACGATGGAGATCGGCGCGCGCGTCGGCCTCGCCTTCGACGGCATGGCGCAGGCCTTCGACGAGGGCAACCTCTCGATCGCGTACACCGACATCGCCGACGACATGGGCGATGACGTCGTGTGGTCGGGCGCGTCCTACGTCTTCCCGTCGAGCGACAGCAGCGACCCGACGCACACCTGCATCGAGAAGATGACCGTGACCTGCCCGAACGGGTGGCGGGAGCAGGCGTGCATGTCGGGCGTCGAGGGCGCCGCGGGCGTCGTGATGACCGGCGGACGCAGCCCGGCGACGGTGGAGCTCACCGCGACCTGGGCGTCGGCGGGCGCGTCGCTGACCGCCGCCTACGACGCGGGGACCACCTTCGCGATGCTCGCCTACGCCACGCGCGGGAGCAGCACCTCGCAGCGGTGGGCCGGGTGGATCGCGCCGCGCATGGCCTTCGACAGCAAGCCGCAGCGCGTCGACATGGACGGCGAAGTGCTCGTGGTCTGCAAGTTCCGCTGCCTCGCCGATACCAACGCCGCGGGGTCGCCGCTGTCGAGCTCGAGCACCGACGCCGAGCGCTCGCCCATCTCCTTCTTCTACGCCTGAGCCCCGGAGCCCCATGAGCATCGACCCCACGAGCATCCTCGAGACCGTGCACATCACCGGGCGTGGCGACCCCGCCTTCGCCGACGGCGCCGATGCGCCGGGCTTCACACTCGCCATCGCGGAGCACAGCCGCACCCGCGACGCGGCCTCCCTCGCGGCGCTCGTCGCCTTCGCCGAGGGCGAGCGCAAGCCGGTGCGGTTCCACCTGACGCCGCTTTCGCCCGCGGCGATGTACAACCTCGGCGCCGTCCCCGCGACGTCGCAGCGCTGCATCGACGCCTTCCGCGCGTCGTGCTTCGCCGTCACCGACAGCACCGGCACGAAGCACGAGGCGAAGCTCGCGGGCGGCGCCCACGGCGGCAAGCGGCAGACCGGCACCTACACGCAGACGCCCTTCGACTGGTTCGAGCGGTGGGCCGCTGCGTGCGGCATGGACGCGATCGTCGAGGCCGGCGCCGTGGCGCTCGCGCGCGCGGAGGTGTCCCCCGAGGACGTGGGTTTTTACTGGCCGTTGGTTGGGGTGCGACGGCTCATGCGTTGAAGCCCGTCGCGAAGGCGTGTGGCTGCCACCAGCGCAGCCTCGCGCGCGCGGTCGGCGAGCTGACCGACGACGTCGAGGCCCGCGCCGCGCACCTGTGCGGGCAGTGGGGATGCGGCGTCGAGCGGGCCACCGGGCGCACTCCGCAGCACGACGCGCTCGCGGCGCACGTCGCGCAGGTCCAGGGCCTCGACGCGCCGCCCGCGCGGTGCCCGTTCGAGGCGCTGTATCGCCACACGACACCGCTGGTCGAGCGCGCCTCCACGGGCCTCGCGCGCAAGGGCGATCGCACGCGCCTCGACGACGACAGCGCCTTCCCCGGCGGCGTGACGCACGTCGACGTGGTGGCCACCGACATCATCCGTCGCGCGCAGAACGCCCGCGAGGCGAGCGACGACGCGATGCGAGAGAAGCAGCGGCGGGCCGACGAGCTCGCGCGGAAGGCAGCGCAGCCGTGAAGGTCCAACTCGTCATCGTGGCCGACCTCGACCTCGACGATCTCGCCGCGGGCGACCCGCAGACCGAAGCCGTCGCGGACATCGCACGCGCCATCGGCGAGGCGATCCGCCACCGCACCGTCGCGGCTGGCGTGCGCGTCGGCGCCGTCAGCAGCCTGCTCCACACCCCGAAGCCCGCGAGCCCCACGCCATGACCGACCTCGGCATTCACGGACGCGTCGACCCGGAGCTGCTCGCCGGCATCGCCGCGTACATGCAGGGG